ATGCCGATGCATAGTCCCGAGGCCGCCGATGCCTGGCGAAAGAAAAACATCCGGGCCAAGTCGACGACTCAACACATACAATCGCCACCAATACCAGAAGCCCCCGCAATCGAACAGGAAGGCCCATACAGGCCTATTGAAGCAGAGACCCCTCTCAACACCGCAACAGCCGCTACCGACTCGCCAGAAGGCGCTTACGAGAGGCAACGGCAAATCGAGCGTGCAGCCTATGACCTGGCGGTCGATGCCCTCCGCGGTGGTCGAGCCGATGCCGGCCGCCTAGTGGCCATCCATGCTGCAGCAGCCAAGAACCTGACATCCGCCCGTGACGAGGTGATCGCCCAGGCCGAGAAGGAACGGCGCCTGGTCTCCGGCGACTGGGTCCGCCGGGTGATGCAGGAGCACGACGGCGCCGTGGCCTCACTGATCAAAGCGATGCCCAAGCAGCTCTCCGGCCGGATAGCACCGCACGACCCTGAGCACGCCGAGCGTGAATTGACCAGGTGGGTCCAGGAGGTCTGCCTTAAGACGTTACACAATACCGACCCATGGAAATCCTGACCGACCTCCAGCGCTCCCTCCTGGACTACCGCCGAAGCCTCTACCGGCCCACTCCGCAGCAGACGGTGGTCGAATGGTCCGAGGCCAACCTCCGGCTTACACAACGGCAGACCGAGCACCCGGGACCGTTCTCGACGTCGGTACGGCCGTACACCCGGGAGCCCATGGAGGCCTGGAAAGACCCGTCGGTCTCCGAGGTAACCCTATGCTGGGGATCGCAGACCTCGAAGACCACCACCCTAATGGCCGGTTTGGCCTGGCTAATTGCCAACGAGCCGAGCCCGGCCTTGTGGCTCATGCCTTCCGAGAATCTTGCCCGATCCTTCTCGAAGTCCCGCTGGCTGCCAATGCTGGAGGACAGCCCGACGATGTTGGAATGCTTCCCGGCCGAGGCCGACAAGATCACCAACCTAGAGCAGAACTTTACCCGGTCGACCCTGACTTTTGTCGGATCCAACAGCCCGGCCAACCTAGCCAGCCGCCCGGTCCGGGTGCTGATCGCAGACGAGGTGGACAAATTCGCCGAGGCCACCAGCAAAGAAGCCGACGCCCTCGACCTGGCCGAACAGCGCCTCAAGAGCTTCAGCAGCTCCAAGGCATTCATGACCTCGACACCCACCGTGGTCGAAGGCCGGATCTGGCAGCGCTTCCTTCGAGGCGATCAGCGTCGATACTACCTGCCCTGCCCCCACTGCCGGGAGCTGATTAAACTGGAATGGCGCCAGGTCACCTGGGACGACGCAAAGACCGAGGACGGTAAACACGACCTCGCCAAAGTCCGGGCCTCGGCCCACTACGTCTGCCAGCTCTGCCTCGGCCACATCACCGACGCCCACAAGGTGGCAGCCCTCCGACATGGCCAGTGGCGCCCCGAGAATCCAAACGCCATGCCCGGCGTGCGATCCTACCACCTGAGCAGCCTCTACAGCCCTGATCGAAAGTGCACCTGGGGACACCTAGCCGTGGCCTTCCTCGAAGCTAAATCCTCGATGGCCGGCCTTCAGGGCTTCATCAATGGCAATTTGGCCGAGCCCTGGGAGCAACAGGACGTGCAGCAGGAGCGCCCCGAGGCATCGGCTGCTGTCTCTATCACCGGAGGCCGCCGCTACCTGACTGCCGACGTTCAGGCCGTGGCGCCGTTCCTGTGGTGGGTCTGCCGGGAATGGAAGGACGGAAACAGCACGCTGGTGGCTGCCGGCCATGCCGATGACTTCGCAGCCCTACGCCGGGTGCAGGTGGCTTTGGAGGTTCACGACATGGATGTGGGCATCGACTCGGGCTTCAACACGCAGACGGTTTACGATGCCTGCGGCAGTTATTCCTCGATCACATCCAACCCCATCAGCTACCCGTGCGGCCTAAGGTTCCCACCGGAAGGCGGCCTCCGAAAGCCTGCCTTGGTCGGATGGCTGCCCCTCAAAGGCCGAGAGACTGGTGCCCGATTTACAACAACCTCCGGCGCTGTGCACCCTTTCGGCCTGTCGACATCATCCTCGATGAGGACCGATGTGGTGCAGCCCCTCCTGGTGTTCGACACCGAGCACCTCCGGGATATGTTGTCCAGACTTCGAAAGGGAGACATCGACCGGGAATGGGGAGTTCACCAGGAGCCGCCCAGTGTGCAGGCCGAAGGCGCCTATGTGGCTGATCCGGATCTCTACTGGCGGCACCTAGACTCGCACCTATTGCGACCCCAAGCCAATCGAGCCGGCCGCATCAAGCACGTCTGGGTGAAGCGCAACCAAAAGTGGCCCGACCATCTGCATGACTGCGAGATCATGCAACTGGCCATGGTCATGCTCTGGAATGATCTTACGTCAAGTGATGTCCAGTCTTAGCTAAGCCATTGAACAGGTGAAATAATGTGGGAGCCTCCAGCCCGAGGTGTTCACTTTCACGGTCGCAATCAAGCGTGCCTATCTTCGCAGTGTCTACAGCGCCCTCGGTGGCGCGACACTGCTGGCCGCCCTGACCTCAAAGGTCATTGCCGCGGCCTCGGTGATTGAATCCGGCCAGGTTGTCCGGTCGACATCTTCCTCGGATGTCTCAGTCGAATTCGCAGAGCCCGGCAAAGGCGCCCCCACCCCGTCCGAGATGGTCGAGATGTGGGAAAGCCTGATCGCCGACTACGAGCTGGCGGTCTATCTACTCGGCCAGGACGGCATCGCAGCCCCTACCGACACTCAGGTTTTCAACAAAATGATGGCTGTCGTCCTGGTCGCTGTGACCAGTTACGGCGGTGACTTCTCGAACTTCCGTCGAGAGGGCGCCATCAGAACGGGGATGACCTAATGGGATTCCTCGACAACATCCTGGCTAAGTTTCGGTCGGCCCCTGTCGACCGATACGAGGGCGCGTCCAACTCGATCCGCCGTTCCTTCCTGGACACCAGCTACACCTCGGTGCGGTTCGACGTCACTGCCTCGACCCGGCAGCAGATCGTCCGAAAGAGCCGATTCTTCGAGCAGAACAATGCGGTGATGAATCGCCTCGGTGACTTGTTCGAGAACTACACGGTCGGCAGCAACTTCTCGGTGCAGCCGGCTTCCTCGAATCCCGACTGGAATCTCCGAGCGAAGAAATGGTGGGACACCTGGAGCCGTTATCCGGACATCGGCAGTCGGCAATCGTTCGGCACCTTGATGTCATTGGCCGCCCGTGGATGGTTCTACGATGGCGAATCTTTCCTTCTGCTGACCAAGGGAGACTCGGGCCGCCCCCGTCTTCAGCTCATCGAACCTCAACAGGTAGCCACACCCACCGGCCAGGATCAATCTCCGGATATCTTCGATGGAGTCCGGTTTGATACCAAAACAGGCCGCGCTCTTTCCTACTTTATTGGGCAGGAAACGAACCAAGGCCAACTCACCGAGATCCGGTCAATATCTTCCGACTCCATCGTCCACATCTACGAGGCCCAGCGTGCCGGCCAGCTCCGTGGCCTGCCATTCGTGGCGTGCGTCATTAACGACCTGCACGACCTGGACGATCTTCAGAAGCTGGAAATGGAATCCTGCAAGCTCGCCTCCAGCGTGGCCCAGGTGATCAAGACCAGCTCCGGTGAGGTGCAGGCCAGCAGCCTCCGTTCTGGTGTGGTTGGAAGTCAGGGCACCGCCCAGACCTACTACGAGAACGTATTCGGCAGCACGGTCAAAGTGCTGAAATCCGGGGACGAGTTCGAGCAGTTCCAAGCCGACCGCCCCAACGTGAACATGAGGGAATACTGGCGAAGCCTGACCGAGAAGGTCTGTGCCGGCGTCGGCATCCCCTACGTCCTGGTGTTCCCGGAAGGGATGCAGGGCACGGTCTACCGCGGCGCCCTCGATATGTCGTCAGTGTGGTTCCGGAGCCGTCACCAGGTGATGGCCTCGGCCGCCCGTAGGATCTGGGAATATGTGATGGAATACGCCATCCGTACCGATCCCAGCCTGCGAGATTCTCCCGACGACTGGTACGAGGTCGCTATCCAGGCACCCCGGGCTCCCAACGTCGACGTGGGCCGCAACTCTGCTGCACAGCTCGCAGAACTAGGCGCTGGTGTTACCACCTACGACGAGATCTACGGCGCCCGAGGCATCGACTGGCGATCCGCCCTGGAGGCCAAGGCCCAGCAAGCCCGGTACATCCAAGACCTGGCCACTAAGTACGGCCTCGATGTCTCTGAGATCTCGACCGCCCAGAAGCAGCCTATCGCGCCCGAGCCAGCCGAGATGGCTGCCGAGGCAGAGCCCTCTGGGACAATGCCTAAGGAGATCCCGGCCCAACCCATCCAAGAGGTGGTTGCTGTGGCTAAGAAACGGAAACCCAGAGCCAAGAAATCAGAATGACCAAGATCAACAACTGGCTTTCCTATCAACCCCGGGCCTCGGCCTCGGAGCCGGCCACCCTCCAAATCTTCGATCAGATCGGTGAGGACTGGTTCGGTGGCTCCGGTATTTCGGCCAAGGCCTTCAGCCAGGCCCTGCAGGACGTCGGCCAAGGCCCTCTGGTGATCGAGATCAACAGCCCCGGCGGCAACGTCTGGGATGGTTTGTCGATCTACAATATGCTCCGAGGCCGGCAGGCGCCTGTCACCACCCGGGTGGTTGGCATCGCTGCCTCGATTGCCTCAATCATTGCCCTGGCCGGTGACACTGTTGAAATCGCCGATGCCGCCTTGTTCATGATTCACGACCCCTCCGGAATGGTGGCAGGCACCTCGGAGGAAATGAGGAAGATGGCCGATGCTTTGGATCAGCACGCCGAGGTGCTGGCTGGTATCTACTCCAAGGTTACCGGCCGCCCGACCTCTCAGATCCGGGCTGCAATGAAAGAGGAGACCTGGTTCACCGCCCAGGAGGCCATCCAGTTTGGCCTGGCCGACAAGATGACCGAGGAGCAGATGGCCATCGCCGCCTGCTGGCATCCTCGGGCTGTCACCAAGACCGCTCCCGAGACTGTCCGAAACAACCTCCGCCGCGGCCTGGAGCAGTACGCCGAAGGCCTCGCCGGTGACGGCCTTGAGAAACAGACCGTCCTGGACGCCGAGGCCCTGGTGGCCGGTGAGGCGCCCACCGAGGACAAGATCCGCACAGCCAACGCCTGGTGGGGACGCAACGAGCGCTTCCTCGAAGCCGAGCCCAACACACCGGCCGACGTGGCAGCCAACCTTTGGGGAGGCGCCGCAGGCCGTGATTGGTTCAAAGCGCTTTATGCCCAGCTCGAAATCGAGGAGGGCGAGACCCCGGATGAATCTCCGGAGGACAAACTTTCGACCGGCAGCACCGACGCTGCCGCCGATGGCGCGACAACCGCGCCGACATCACAGCAGACACCACACAACATGACTGAATCAAACACCGTGGTGGCGGCCGCTCCTAGTGCGCCGTCCGCCCTCGACATCGACGCCATCGTGGCCAAGGCCGTTGCCGCCGCCATCAGCGCCAAGGCTATCACCGCCGCCCCTGCCCCCGAGCCTCTCCGGCCGGTGATCCAGAACCTTGGCAACCCCCTCCTGGAGAAGCACAAGAGCCTCCGCGCCGGTGCCGAGCGCCAGCGCTTCCTGATCGAGAACCACAGCGAACTGCTCCGCCAGTCGGCGCTGATCGCTCCCCAGGCTGCGAACACCTTCGCCTCCGGCTTGGTTGTCGACTATCTCGCCGACGCCGTGATCACCGTGATCAGCGCCAAGCTGGCCATGATCAGCAGCTTTACCCGCAACGTCGGCCTGGATAACCTCCGCCCCCGTGCGACGGTGCAGGTCAAGAAGTTCACCACCGGCGACGCCGCGGTCGACAACGCCACCAACTTCGAGGATGGCGCTGCCAATCAGTCCACCTTGGCCGCTACCTCGGTGACGGTGAACCAGATAACCAAGACCTTCACGGTCACCCAGCAGGAGCTGAACCAGGGCTTCGCCCTCTCCGACCTGTCCCAGGGCTCCGCTGAGATCTTCGCCCTGGCCATCTCCAAGAAGGTGACCGCTGTCATGACCTCCGGCAACTACGGCGCCGGAACCACCATCGGCACGGCCGCCAACTTCGACAGCTCCGACCTCCCGGCGATCCTGGCCCTGGCCAAGAACTACCGCCAGAAGCTGCTGTTGCTCGACGGTGGCCACCTGGCTCGCCTGATGTTCTCCGGTCAGTTCACCGCTGCCGCTGGAACCAACCCGTTCCCGGACAGCCGCTACGGCCCGTTGAACAACGGTTTCTTTGGCTTCAACAACATCCTGGAGCAGAACGACTGGACCGGCGCTATCGCCAACACCGCCGGCTTCGTTTGCGGCCAGGACGCCATTGCGGTGGCCTCGGGCCTCCCGGTCGGAATGATCGCCGGTGAGTTCCTGGAGCAGCGCACGGTCGAGCTGTCCAACGGCCTCTCGGTCCTGCTGTCTGTCTGGTACAGCCGCGCCTCCCGCGCTCACATGGCGTCCTACGACATCATGTTCGGCGCCGCGGCCGCGGACACCACGCAGGCCGAGGTTCTCATCACCGCCTAATCGGCTGACCCATGAGAATCGCAACTACCATCTCGGTGGACAAGAACGGCAAAACCAAGCTCGTTTCTGGTCCCGAAGTCGACGCGACACTCCAGCGCGAAGGCTTCAACACCGCGACCGTTCCCGAAGGAGGCAAGCTCATCCTGTGGATACAGGGAGCTCTGGCACCGAAAGTCCGAAAAGGTTAACAAACCGAAATTGGGGAGGCTGTTGGATACGCTGGCAGCCTCCCCTCTAACCGAAAAACCAAATGGCCGTTCAAGCAGACATCTCCACAGAATACAGCATGGGCCGAGAAGGCTTCGAGCTGTTTACCACTACCGCAGCGCAAACCGGCGCTTGGTCTGGCTTGATCCCGACCGAGCCGACTGTTTTCACGTCGATCACCGGCAATCGCATTGCCGGCACTTGGACATCCAAGACGATTCCGGCCGGCTTCCCGCTGGTTGGCAACATCACCGGCTTCCAGATCTCCAGCGGCTCTGTGGTGGCGTTTAACGCTCGCGCCTAATGATTTCACTCGGAACATCAATCAACAGGACACGATCTGTAAGCCAGATCATGCCCGAGCCTCCGATCATGCGGAGGGATGTTCTGCAAGAGGGCGAGACCTTCCTGCTTCAGGAAGATGGTGTGAGCAAACTCGTCATTTCATTTGGTACATTCGACAGCATCGTGCTGGAGGATGGAACCAGTTTCCTTTTACAAGAAGACCTCGGCAAATTCATTCTAACCGTTTACTGATATGGCAGACTCAAAGATTACAGCACTGACGGCGTTGACCGCCGCCGATCCCGCCAATGACATGATCCCTATTGTGGATGTGTCAGATACGCCACCAGCGTCAGGGAATACCAAGCGCATCTCGATCAACAACATCCTCGCTTGTTCTCCCACCGCCACCCTCGCCTCCGCCACCATCACCGGCGATCTGACGGTGGATACGAACGTCCTGAAGGTGGACACGTCGAACAATCGGGTGGGTATTGGGACTACCAGTTTGTTTGGAGATTTGAACATTCAAACCGGCAGCAATTGCCGTTTGGAGATTTATTCTCAATCAGGCGGAACCACGATTGAGAACCTCAACAACGCCCGTAATGCGTATCTGAACATGACGATGTATGCTGATGCGTACATCTGGAATCGTCTCGGCTCCGAAGCCATGCGCCTGAACTCTACGGGGCTGGGCGTGGGGCTTTCCGCTCATGTTTACAAGCTGCAATCTGTTGGATTCGTTGCTGCTTCAAGCTCGACCGTGAACGGATCTGGAGGAAACCTGATTGGAGCGTTGCTCAACAGCGACGATGCGAATTCAGGAGTAAATCCCGGCCTTGATCTTCGTCGCTGGACTGGAACTGCTTTGAATCACGGTCTTACCTACATCGCAACAAACGCGACTGGTGACACGTTGTTTTACAACGGAACCGCAGCAAGTAATACGCGAGCGACTTCGCTCAAGATGACGCTCGATGCGAGCGGAAATCTGTTGGTGGGTAAGACGGCTTCCAGCACCACCGTTGCTGGCTCTCAAGTTCAAACTGATGGTACTCATTCGGCTGTCAAATCCGATGGAAACCCCGGATTCTTCTACAATACTACGACTGCAATCTCTGGAACGATTGCTCTTTTCCGTTCCAACGGTGTCACTGTCGGAAGCATCACGCAGGATGGAACAAACACCTCTTACGTCACCTCGTCTGATTATCGTCTGAAAGATTCGATTCAGCCGTTGTCTGGTGGTTTGGCTCGCGTCAATTTGCTCAAGCCGTCGATCTACACTTGGAAGACAAACGGATCGTCTGGCGAAGGTTTCTTGGCCCACGAACTGGCCGAGGTTGTTCCCGCTGCTGTCGTTGGAATCAAAGATGCGGTCGATGCTGATGGAAATCCCATTTATCAAGGAGTTGATCTGTCGAAGGTCGTTCCGATCTTGGTCGCCGCCATCAAGGAACTCACCGCCGAAGTCAACGCTCTGAAGAACGCCTAATATGAACATCTCTTGGATCATCGAACGCCTTCTCGTTAAACCCACCGAAGGCACTCTCACCGATGTCGTCATCACCGCCGACTGGAGGTGCAACGGCACCGAAACCATCGGCACCGGAGACGACGAGAAGACCTACAGCGGCACCTGCTACGGCTCCTGCTCCTTCGCTGCGCCGAGCGGTTCGTTCACGCCATATCCTGACCTGACGCAGGAACAGGTGCTTGGTTGGTGCTACCAGAACGGAGTCGATCAAGCGGCGATTGAGGCGAATGTGACGCTCCAAATCGAGAACCAGATCAACCCTCCGGTCATTGCTCCACCGCTGCCGTGGGCTCCTCCGGTGATGATCGTCCCTCCGATGCTGCCGCAGGTGACGCCGGAAATCGTTGCGGACGCGCCCGTGGTCGCTGATGCTCCTGCCGCATGATTAAGATCGAACTCACACCGCAGCAGTTCAACCAACTCTATGAACTGCTTGTCATTGGAATGAAGGCCGGAAACGTGACCAACATGAAGGTCGGCCTTCCTCTGGTGGAACTCCTTGAAGCAGCGGCCGCGCAACACAAGCCCTAGTAACATGGACGCTTCCAACCAAGGCGGAACGAACGGCCTAGCCCTTTCGCTCGGAACCGCGGCGACTGCGACCGCAGCGTCGATGCTCCCCCAGCTCACGGACGGGATTCGATTCCTCTCCGCCTTGGTTGGCCTTGCCGCCGCCTGCGTTGCCCTCTACAAAGCCCTGAAGAAATGAAAAACATCAAAACTACACTCGCTGGCGTTGGCGTCATTCTCGTTGCTATTGGAAGTTCTCTCAAATCCGTGTTCGATGGCGATCCTAGCACCAACGTCGATCTGACCGCCACCATCGCTCAAGTCACCGTTGGCATCGGCCTCATCATGGCCAAGGACGCCGAGAATAAGGCCGAGTGAACTGGATCTACCAGATCCTGAAGGCCCTGCTCGACTGGCTCCGAGAAACACCACCCACCGATGTGCAACATGGCAAAGCTCCCGAGGCCCTCAAGAACGATCTGGCTGATCGCATTGCTGGACTGCCTCGGTTGCCAGATGACCAAGGTGGTCCTGGTCCCTTCCGGTGATCCGGTGATGCTGGCCAAGCCGGTGAAGGCCAGCGTGTACGGATTCGACAAAGACAAGAAGCTGGTGGGACCGTCCACGGTGACGCTGCCTGCCGGCTGGTACGTCCTGCCCAAAAACTGATATGGCCCAGCAAATCATCAACATCGGAGCAATCGCCAACGATAACACCGGGGACACCCTCCGCGGTGCCGGGCAGAAGCTAAACGACAACTTCAACGAGATCTACGCCGCCCTGCCTCTGACCGCCCCGTCGACCTGGGTGCCGACGCTGACAGACTCCGGTGGTGGTCGAACCTTTGCGATCACAGTCAACATGGCACGACACACGGCCATTGGATTCATCGAGACCTTTACGGTCGACCTGACCATTAACTCGGTGAGCGGCGCTGCCACCGGCGATCTTCGACTGAGCCTGCCGGATCCAGTCACCTACGACGCCGCACTGGCCATCTGGCTCGACAACGCCACAAACCAGGCCAAGACCGCGGTGATCGGTAAAGCTGTCGGTGGCACGTCCTACGCCGCTCTGTACCACTACGACAACGGGGACTCGACCAGCCTGGCCGGGCAACTACAGGCAACCAGCCGCATCGTAATCTCCGGCACCTACTTCACCGCCTAAATGACCATCATCGGCTCCAGTCTCCAGCAGGGCATGACGGTGCTCCAGCAGATGCTGGGGGCGCCGATGTTCATCTGGGAAGGCTCGTCGATCCGGTGCATCCCGGCCATGGTCACCGATGCCAACAC